CATCATCTATAATAACCCTATAAACCGACGCAGTCATAACTCGCATTCACCACAAGGTGGCAAGCGTGTATCAAAATTAGAAAACGTTTGCGGAAGTTCCTAAGGTCAAGATGATTCAGACATATGAAAAAAATCGCCAGGCAAAAAGTACGTTTGAAAGAAACATTTTATTAGACCGTTAATTCTTGATTAACCACTGCGAATAATTATCGAGACATTCGCAGATGTATGTTTTTTCAGTGTGGCACAGTCCGCTTGAAATTCTGTCTCCGTTTAAGTAGGCACATCGTCCTCCACCTTTAATGTCATACCTGAAACGGTTAATTGTAAAACGGCTGTCAACTTCCGCATTCATCACTTCCGGCTAACACCCGGAAGTTACGTACCATGGATGGTATGACGCGTTTCCGGGTCCGCGCCAATCAGGATCCGATGCGGACTTCCGGGTTAAACCCAACCAGCCATTTTGTTGACCACGCAGTTTTAGAAGGATTTCCTGCATACAAAATACAACTGTATTTTGCTGTGCCGTAATTACAGCTTTTATTTCTGATCCTGTTGACATTTACCCGTTCATCCTGATTGTGGGGTACGGCGAGGGAGGAGTTGGCATCCTCACATCGGCGGTTTGCCTCTGTCCAGTTCAATTCGTCCTCGGAGAATAAAAAGCATTTCCCGCGGAAGCCGATCCAATTGGTCGGACAGACTTGATTGAACTGCGGTACCGCCCTCACATCTGCGAAGATGGCGATTTCGCGGGTATGTATGAATTACTATTTTTCGCTTTATGTCAGGGGAGGTTTGTATGCGTACTTACGGTATGCGGTGATGGCCGTGCTTATTAGTAACGCGATTGTCAGTAATGTTAAGGTTGCCATGACTATGATTAAGTCCTTTCTTCTCACTGTCAAGTTTTTGTCCCCTGTTCGGAGATCTTGATAGGTCTCTGTCTTTCTATGAGCATGAATATAAATTACCATGTAGCAGATTACTGAGCCCAGTAGGAAGATGATGGATGCTAGTATTCCTGGCCAGTGCAGTCTGTTGTGCTCCGTCTGCAAGTACACGTGTTAGTGACGTGCTATCTGATCTTACCTTTTTTCGGGTTTCAACTTTACTTGTTTCCTACCTGAGCTGGTAACCGATGCTTTATTGGTGTGGTAGTTGTATTCCTATTTTGTGATATGGAGTTGGATACGATGCATGTTAATATGGTGCTTATCGGTCTGATTATTAGCGATTGGTTTTCGCTGCTTATAGGGCTGTCGTATATCCAGCTGTAGTTGACGGTTCCGTACTCCCCGGGTGGTACGCTGCATGTCACGGTGTAGACGGGTGCCTCACCGTTTTCGTCAGCTGATGATGTAATGGAAATCTCAGGAACCGGGACAGACCCTATGTAGAGACGTGATTTATTTTACCTTATATTTCATTCTGGAATTCCTTACGCGGTGCGGTGTACTTACGTATTACTTGAACCACGAAGGTGTCCTCGTATTCGGTACCTCTGGAGTCTTCCTGGATTAGTGAATACCTACCGCTGTCGAGTACTGTGCTTTTCCGTATTGTTAAATTTGCCCACTCCTTGTCCACCTCTATTCTGCCTTTATATCGGGTGTTGGGATATCGGGGATCCTCGCTAGAAGTAACTACCGCAATCTTTTGGTTTCCGTCTACCCTCCACTCATATCGCATGTGTCCTTTGAGGTTGATCCCTCTACCTAAGTGTATGTCGGTTCCTTCCTTTATTATTAAAGTTCCTTCGATTGCCATAAGGAAAACGAGTACCGCTGCGGGTTTCATGATGGCTTCTGTAGTTTCAATGAATAAGGGACTCTATATATATATATGTAACCTCACCGTTGGGCGCGGACAGGTAATCTTTATTTGCTATTGAGTGTTACACAATGCCTCTTTCATTATCGAGGATGACAAATTGTGTACACAGGTAACATCCGGTACAGATTGTGCTGCTTATCAGGAACAATAGAACAAGGAGTGGTTTTATTGCGATGGTGGAAGGTACCGGTTCTATTACCACGGGCGGTTCCCGCGTTACCGAGAGGTTTAGATAAAGGGCGCGCCCGTAATCGCAATCTGTGACGCAAATGTACAGGCCCGCGTCTCTCAGTTGTGTAGGGTGAAAGGTGAGTGTGTTTGTTTCTCGATTGAATATGATGTTTGCGGGCGTGATTGCGGGTGTGGCGGGATAGGTGGCAATAGTTTCGGTTCGCGCGCTTCCTGCTTTGAGCCACGCGATGGTGGTAGAGGGCGTGGTTTTCTGTCCTTGCAGTTCGTGTACTTTGCCTTGCCACGTTTTGGAGGTAATGATGTTTTCCCATGGTGTGGCTGGTAGGTGGGTCTCTGTTACGCAGTGTTTCTGTGGATTGTACACAGGATGACCGTCAGCCAGTAGGGGGAACAAGAGACTGTACAGAAATGGAATCCGGAGTTTATTCATGGTTGAGCCTGCAAAGAAAAAAAATTGGATATCAGACACGACGCTGATCTTGCGTGTCGCAGAGTAATTCTTTATTTAGCACTTAAGGATCGGTTTCATCATCTCGTAATATGTGTATAGTTACACCCGGTTCTGAGGGCATGTCGATTTCTATTACCGGGTCCTGTTCGCATAATTTATCTCTAAAATACCACAGTAGGAAGGCAGGAATGAGAGTTAAGACACATAGAGCAATCCCTATCCACAGTCCCGGATTCCCGTTGGTACGGGGCTGGACCAGTATTTGTATTTTCGGACCTAGAGTGGTGTGGTCATGCGCATCGGTTTCGGTCGAGACCACCGTTAGGTCGTAGGTCACGGTTGTTGCTGAAGATAAGTCGACTGTGGATTTGTACCGACCGGTGTCAGCCGCCGTAGTGTTCCTTAGAGTGAGGATATTGTTTTTCTTATCGAATTGGGTTCGTCCTTTGTATGGTGTGTAAACTGCTGTGGTCCCTTGGGCCCAGTAATGCTGTAGAATGAGTTTGGAGCTGTTACCCGAGATGAACTCCCATTCCGAAATGTTGGGATTGGGAATCTGTGCTCCGTTCAGAGTGGCATCCTGTCCCTGTTTGACAGTTATGCGGCTTGTGGATCGGTGCGTGACGGAGGGGAACCCAGTGATGTTCCGAACGACGTATTCATCGAGGGTTGGTTTTTTCCCCACTCCAATGGATGTTGACAGCCAGCAGCCGTTATTTACCGAGAAGGGTTTGAGGAGGATACTGTTGGTGGAAGCGTTAAAAGTGAGTCTGTTCATAAAGGGTACCTTTATAGCACTTGCGTCGTCTTGTCCCGGAAACCACAGGACCGCAGTCCTTCCTCCTGTGCAGTTCTCCGAAGCCGCGAAGCTCCACCGCACTAGGTGCCTGGTTGCGGTTTCGTTGTCTCCTATGAGCAGTGCTCTGCAGGCTGCGAGGCATCCTGTCAGGAGTAACAAAAAGGTAGGAGAAGAAAAAGCGCCCATTTCGGAATATTCCGGAATGGTAGGTTGCTAGTTCGGCGGAGTGTTTTATTTATACAGTAACCTGGTGGGGCGTGGTACGCCGTTCGTAGTTCTTTATCTCAATGGTTATCTCTCCGGATCTGTGAGTCACACTTTATGGGGCAATGGGATGATCCTAGTCACGTACCTGGAGGCGCTTCCTGGTTTGGGTGTAGAATATATATCGGTGAAATTCTCTGAGCGGTGTTTCCTGGTGGTGGATGGAGACTTCGCCCGAGCTGTGCGGGGTGAAGATCGGCGGTGTAGCTCAGCCGTAAGAGCGTCGGGTCAAAAGTCCGGAGGTCCCCAGATCGAAACTGGGTATCGCCGATCTTATTGCGGGTATCGGTTTTTTTTGTCTTTTTGTCTTTTGGCAGGTGTTCCGAAAATGTTTTTTCTTCACATCCGTGTGACCTTGATGTCTCCCGATTTGTCCGTGTTCCATAACGTGAAGTCGTCTGTGATTGGCGTGTGGCGGGCGTTAACCGAGGACGTATTTTATCGGGACGGTGTGGACTGCTTATTCAGGCTTGAATATTTGGACGGTGAATACGTAGCCTCAGCCTTCCTACCTACCGAGGAGGCGCATTGGTTTTTAATGAAGAAGGTGGTTGCGGCTGTGCGGTCACGTGTTTGGGGAAAGTTCGAGTGCACGGAAGTGGCACGCGGTCTAAGCGCTATTAGCGCAGTTAGAAACACGTGGTGTCCGTCTGAGTATAGGGTAGCGCGATACTTTGTAAAGATTGGCGCGTTTGAGTTTCTGTGTCCTTGTCTTCATGAGTGTACATAAACTTTTTTTAGATGCCTCTGTTCATCGTTTTTGGAGTAGCCGCTCCTGTGGAAACTGCGCGGGAGGAAGTGTTCCGGACATTGGTTGATGGAGTGAAGAGGGCGTGGTTTCCTTTATACGAAGCTACCAATAAGGATATCGGTTACCCGATGTCTTATTGTGTGGGGGTGCAGTCACTCTCGCCGTGTCCCTGTCACGTGACGTTTGTACTATGTCTGAGTTACTTTGATATGCGTAAAGACAGGATATTCCGGGCGGGGCGGAAATTGAAGAAGTTTCTGAAATCGTTTTTCTACCACCAGCAGAGGGCGCCCAAGGGACAGTGGTTTAAGACGTACTGTAATACTTGGTGCCCGGAGGAGGGCTTTCGAGTGGGCAAGTTTGTCGTCAGTTCCGGGGCGGTGCGGATGATGGCGGGATGGTCTAGGGTAACGGGGTTGCGATATGCAAATGAGATATATGCAGATGAAGTAGGTGACAGTGTGCACTATTAAAAAACAGTTTTACTAACCGGCAGTTATTACGTGACGTATGGCAAATGGGAGGGAAGAGGTGACCGGTGGAATTTTCCTAAGTCCGTAAAGTGGGAGGAGTCGCGAAAGGTGACGTATAGAAAGTGGGAGGGAAGAGCGGTCCCTCCGGGTTAATGTTTAACCGGATGGAATTTTCCTAAGTCCGTAAAGTGGGAGGAGTCGCGAAAGGTGACGTATAGAAAGTGGGAGGGAAGAGCGGTCCCTCCGGGTTAATGTTTAACCGGATGGAATTTTCCTAAGTCCGTAAAGTGGGAGGAGTCGCGAAAGGTGACGTATAGAAAGTGGGAGGGAAGAGCGGTCCCTCCGGGTTAATGTTTAACCGGATGGAATTTTCCTAAGTCCGAAAAGTGGGAGGAGTCCGAGATGTATTTATACTCGAAGCGGATTGGCGGAAAGGTAGGAGGCGGAGACAGTTTTTATTGGTTCAGTATTTATTAGCGGATTGGTTACAGAGAGTGGTAGGGGTGGAACCTATGTCCAATGCCCCGCCTACTCATTACAAGACAATTTTTCATGACACCCAATTTTGCCCAGTCTTCGAGGGAATGGGGATTTCTGGGTTGGCCCGGTTCCGGCGTGGGGGTCTCCGCTCCCAAACTCATACACCAAACTTCATGGGAAAACGGATTCTTGGCTGTTTTTATGGCACAGACTTCGGGGGTTTCGGAAAAAAATCGGCTAAGAAGTGGTTCGGGAAGGGTATTTTTTAGATCCCTTTTTGTGAAAACACCTGTTTTTAGTAATTTGAAATCGCGGGGGGCTTTGATGATGGTGGTCCCGCATAGCCCCTCATGGTCGGGACCCCCATTTCTAGCCACATGGATTTTGAGTGTCTCTAGCGCCATCTTCAGGCCGGTAACAGTATTAATGGGGAACCCGAGGTCTCCCACATTACTGATTCCGGCCGGTAGGGGTCCCTCGTATTCATTAGCCACCCAATCACTGACGGCCAATATTCCGGGTACCGCCTTCTCCAATACGTTCAGGGCCTCATTGGCTGGCACCGGTTCGACAGAGCGCCCCCTGACGGTCACATGGACGATCCGGTATTCTATGCCTTCCACTATGGCCCTTCTCCCTAGACTCACTAGGGGGCGCAGTAGGTAGGAGCGTAGATCCTCAAAGGTGAATAAAGGGTTAAAGATGATCCCGGTGCAGACCATCTGGCGGAGGGTCTCCGTGGGGTCTCTATCTTGGGGGTCGTATGGGACCACCGTAGTAAAGGAGATGGTCCCCAGAAGGTAGCGGGGGTCCTCAGCAAAAGTGCGGAATGGATTGGGAGCCATCTGTAAAGTGTACAGGGGGGTGTACAGGGGGGTGCCACAGGGGGTGGTCGCGCGGGTAGAAAAATCATCAAAAATTTTCATTTAGAATCACAGTATTGAGTTGATTTTTGATTTATTTGATTCGATTAAATGAGAATTAAATATTACCGTATGGGTCCTCGCGGAGCTCCGTACTCTTCGGCAGTCTGCTGTAGACTGTGGGGAACCTGGTGGGTTGTCCTACATATATAGGCGGTTCAGGTAAATGATTAACCAGGTGAGCTCATAGGGAGCCAATGGGAAAAGGCCTCGCCTACCTGTTCAGGTGGCGTGAGGGGAGGAGCGAGGAGGGGCTTAATTTCCTTATAAGGTAGGTTGCCATGGTGAGTAAACATAAAGAGTAAAGTCCATATTAATAATTGACCATGGAAAATTCCAGAACATACCCGGAAGCATTAAAGGTTAACCTAATGACGTCAGTGGGAGGGCCGTGGTTAATTCATATCCGGGCAACGGGCCAGTAGGCGGTCCTACCTCGTTAATATGTAGTGAGGAGGGTGGGCGTTAGGTTAATTATTTACACTAGCTGTCAATCATTTACTTAATGAGTGTTTGGACATTCATTATTAGTTAACGTATATCCTGTGTGTCTAGGTTAAACATTTACTCGACGCCCTGACATCTGTTTCCTTATTTGGTTATGTAAGAAATATATTTTCTACTTCCGTCATTGCGCAATCGGAAGGATTAGGTATAGAACAAATAAACAGGTTCTATATATGTTAGTTTTTTCTCTACAAGGAAGTAGATAATGATTTATCGGGAGGCGTGAGCGAGGAAATAAAAGGCTTGTATTTCTACGACTGAGCGCAGTAGGCTGCAGATCGTTTCTCTGTGGAGATCATCTGCCTCTTATATGACTCTTTGCACGGGCTTCTCTCTGGTTTCAGTCCTCCTGATTTTGGTGAGCATGCTTTGCGAAGGGCATTTATTTTTTCTCGGCGGTGGGAATTGAAATCGGGAGGGACCCTCTTACTGATTCTCTCTTTTGCATTGAAGCTCGGGAGCGGCTATGGAACCGCAAGCAATTTCTCCGATTTCGGCGACGGTGTGGCACTGCATAGTTCTGATGGGTGTGCTCCTAAATCGGATTCCCGTTGGGATCGCGCGTACCCTAAGGCTGATAATAGAGGCCTCCTTGCTGACAGCTTTGGCGTGCACGATGCCTATGGACAGTTAATTATGTGGCACAACGAAAGCTTTATCACGTTTAGGGATGGCTTGCGGGTGTTCGGAGAGATGTCTAGGAAGGGTGTGTTTGATGGGAAAGACAGTGGAGAGGTTATCTTTTTGGTTCAGGATTTTAATCCGGATGCTTGCTTTGCAATTAGGAGGGCCCGCCATGATGGTACTTACGTATGGACCAGCGGGGTAATGACTCAATTGCTAAGAATGCATACGATTATGACTCCGAGATCCATAGTTATTTTGTTGGATTGGACGGACCAGGTAAAATCAGCTTGCAGATCTTTTGAAAAATGGGATGAGGGGGCGTACGGACCGTCTTACTACACGGTCCGTCAAATTAGCTACATTGCCAACCATTTTTCACAACAGCGAATCCATTGTGTTGGCATGTCGTTAGGGGCAACGGTTTGCGCGTTGATGGCTCGTCGGTACGAGTCTTATCACAGGGGTCACCGGAAGTTCGCCCGCATTGTGGCGTTAGATCCCCCTTATGAGAGTTTTAGCGGATACTATTCTGATCCGAATGTCGGGGGTTTAATGAGGCTTATGGTACAAAATGGAATTTGGATGGAAAATTGGGACGCCGAAAAAATGATTAATAAGCACGATGCAAATTACGTGGTGGTTATCGCATCGAGCATGGGTTCCTATGGCATCAACCACCCTTGGGGTGATGAATTTATCCGCAGTAGTTTATGGGGAAATAAGCACGAGGCGTGCGAATCGCGCGCATGGTGGGAGGGATTTATCTGCGCTTGGTCCTATGAGGGCAGGCAGCATTGTGAGTATATTCATATCCCTTTTCAATTTAGCAGAACTGATGGGCTTTGTTATCATCTAATGGCAGTGTTGACCTATATGAAATCTTTGGATACGCGCCAAGCTGTACAGACACTAAGTTACTCTGGTAATATGCCATCGGCATGGTCGTCTTACGTGACTAGTAGAGATTACAGTAATCCTGCCGAGTTTTTTTCACCAGATGTAGTGGATAGCAGAATGCTCTTGCGGGAGCGGGATCTGGCTTCCTCTGACTTGTTGTTAGTGGTTTCTGAAGGTAATTCGGTGGAACTGTGGACATCTGATCCTTACTTTACTAGATTAGAAGGGGTAGGCGGCGGGTACACCGAAAGGTGGTACTTCGTAAAAGATTTGTACCTGGGAGATGGACCCCTTTATTTGTATGGTCGGTATGGCGGTTTGTTAAAATTTGTAAGGCTCTACAGGGGTATCGGAACAATGAAGGATGGGTTGGTTGGTATGACTACTCACTCGGTTCGGGAGTTCACTTGTTACCATACTTACACTTACTATTTGACCGGCACAAAAAAATACGATTGTCATCCTCACGGTCCGTTTGATGTTCCTAGATGGCGTTCAATGATGAATGTTACGGGTGTGAGTCATCCGGAGGTTCCTCCGGCGTGTCACTGTTTACGGTATCATAAGGTGTATAAGGATTATGTCCAGTTCACGTTGCCACCTGTTACGGCGAAAGTAGGTGAAAGTGTAACGTTAGGCCCGTTTGGGAACGACCTACAAGCCGTACTTACCTATAAAAACGGCAGAAACAGGGTGGTTCTGGTGTCGTACTGGAACGCTTGTTTCAATTACAGCCGTCGAATAAGTATGCAGGTGCATTCCGATCGGTATTCGCGTACTGTTCGGTTGACATCCTTCAGGGCGGTGACGAGGGAAGTGTGGGTAGTGTTCGAGGTGACGACGGTCAAGCTTAACGTGACATGGGTGGGGTCTAATTCTCGTATAAGGCGTTTCGCTGAAGACGATGCTGCAGCAACGGACGTCCGGGGAGAGGTTAACCGAACGCTGGCGACGGTAGAACCGTGGCGACTCACCGGTTGGAACGTCTTCGATCGCGGTACCGATGTGACACTAAACCCGTTGGCGCGCGGTGCTGCAGCAACGGGAATCGACGGCAGCGGAGTCTGGATGGTTTCGAACCCTTCTATCGTGGTGTTGATGGGAATGGCTGTCGCGTCTTTCATTGTAATCTTGTTGGCATGGTTGCGTTGGAATACGTGTGGCGGTAGCCGCCAAAATGACGTGTATCGATTGGGGGGTGACGCTAAAATTCCGTTGTTGGCGTGATGGGGATAGAATAAACGTGACCTTTTTTCTTTTTTCTGTAACTTTTAGAAACAGAAATAAACCTTTGAGACGGCATGGCTCTGTGTCCTGTTTCGGTGAGTTTATGGGAGTCGGTAGGAGAGGGTAGTAAGCGGCCGCGATTTAACTCGTTTTCCTTTTTCCCGCAAGGAACCGCTGGTGGCATGTCGGTCCTGTGGCTTTAACAACGAGGTGGGGGCCATTTGGTTTAGTGTTTTGGCGAAGCACAGCGTGACTTGTCGTCAGGAAGAAATGGAAAGACTTAACGAATACTATATTACCAGCGCCGTCGTGAATTTGAGAGCTTTTGAAAGCCGCCTTATGCGGCGGTTACACTCTTCTCTGACCGTGATAGTCACGTGTCGCAGCGCTAAATACGTACAATACAAGAGTCGAGACTATGTGCTCATCAATTGTATCGTGCGGTTGGTGAGCGCTCTGAATCTTAAAACGACTGAAAAAGATGCTTTGTTGAGGTGCGTTTCAAGAAGGATGTTTTTCATTACGCCCGGAATGCAGTACGACTTGGAACGTTGGATGCTTAGACACCGGAAGACCGATTTTAAATTTTTTACCACGGGTTTCCTAATAGCGGATAAAGTATCGGCTAAGTTGGCAATGAGGTCGATGAGCTTTGAGGTCTCCATGTCTGCTGTACCACGCGGTGTGCCATTTCTGCGCTCGCCCGTGCTGATGATGAACGCGTGTCGTATCACGATCACGGCGACCGTAGCCGTGGAAACCAGTTCCAGAAGTAGCGCGGTGACCCAGCCCGTGTGTTTACGTAGCATGTTGCGTGTAATGGTCGCTCCCGACATATGGCCTATCCTCAGTCAGGGATTGTGTTACTTCCCTGGGTTCCGAAGACTGTCCTACGCGAACGTGGAGGAGTGGGTCTTCCATGTGCACGGCTCTTACGGCGATGAGCATCCGGAATGTTACGGCTTATGCAAGGAGTGTACTACTAGGCAGCCTCTTTCCCTCTTCTGCAGCGCTCAACTAGCTTGCATCCGGTTGGCGTTTCTGACGCGACGGGCGCGTGTGTTAGGGGAGAGACCTTACTGTTAATCTATTTTGGGTTTTTACAGTGTATCCGTCGGCTGTGGCGTGAATTCCTGGCGTTCGTTGTTGCAGCAGCGTACAGCGGCATCATCGTCTGCAGCTACCTGTTTCTGCAGGACTATCTGTCGTCCTTGACTTTCGTCATCAGCGTCTTTGTTTGCGGTACGGTGCTGGTGTATACGGCGCTGGGATCATTATTGTACGGTTTGTATCGCGTTGAGCGTGAGTTGTCTGGGCTGAGTCGCGCGGAAAGGCAGCCGTCCGTCCTTAGACGGCTGACCCGGTGGCCTTGGAGCCGCACTAACAGATGGACAGTGAGTTCTAATCCGTGGTACGCGGAACTGTCCTCTCTCCGTGGTCCGACTCCGATTACGGTGTCGGCACCTCCACCGTCTCCTAACAGTTCGGCCGGAGAGGACGATCATCCGTACGCGTCCATACCCGATTAAATATGATGAATGATGAACAGCTTGCGGAGTTGTTGCAGCAAGCTCCGGATGACGGTGAAGACGAGAACGGAGAACTAGAAATGCCTGCTGCCTTGCATGCCTATCAACTTCTTTGTTTCGAGTCGTACGCGATCCACGTAGGTAGTTGTTCCTGTCACAGCCTTCAACTCACTAGATTGGGTCTGTCTGCGTGCCATACGGCCCCCTCTGATTTGGCTACGTACGTTTGGGCGAGATTACAGGACGATTTTAACGTTGCGGGCTTATATTTCGTCGCCATGTGGGCATGTCCTGCATTTCGTGATTTCAGTCCTGTCTTTATGTCTAGAGCTGTGGGGCGTAATGAAGATGTTCTAGGAATGACTATACATGTCGGCGATGCCGCCAGACTGGCGTTCTTGATTGCCGTGTCTCGTATGGGGGAGGCGGGGGCTAGTCCGTGCCTGTACATGCGCAAAATGGATATCGACGTAGAGGAACAGGTAGTGCATATGTTTACCGACGATTGGTTTAGCGAATTCGCGAATCTGTTGTATTACTGGCAAGCGGCGGAATGGAGATTTATCAATGAACAGAAATAAAAAAGAAAAACACAAGCCTGGTTGTTTCGATTTTTTGTTTTATTTTCAATAAAGACCTTTGTGTTTAAGAGGTAACAATTGGGGCTGATCGTGCGGGACAAGCATATACGACAGGACCGATGGTTAGAGTTCCTGTTTTGCTGGGGTTGAAGATGCTCGCGGCGCTGCACTGGTAAGTAAAAGCAATCATCGTGTACGTTCCCGACGAATCGATAACATCTGTCGGCAGTATCCGGACGTTGATTGTACCGGGAGCAAACGTTCCAGTGACGAGAGGAGCATAGGTCTGTAGGACTCCCGAATTGGCCTGATAGTACGGCGTGGTCGTGGTCGTGAGATCGAAGCTCGGGGGTTGTGTTGGGTTGGGGGCGGGTTCGAACGACGCCGCTAAGACGTTTGAGGGCTCGACGGTAAGGTTACCTAGATTAGATGGGTCACATACGCCGGGAAAGGCGGAAACCCAAAACGTGAAGTAGCGCGAGTTTTCATTTGCAGCGCCCGAGGGTCGTTCGCCCATAGTGTTGCTGTCCATTTTCAGATACAAGGAAGTTACCAACATACCCATTAAATTGCATTGCCTCAGATAAAAGCTCACGTTGTTTGGGTGATGGCTAGCGTTGACGGTCTGAGCCGTTGCGGAGTTTAGCGCAGCGCTGCCTCCTGTCAAGGTTGCGGCGGTGGTTGTTGGCACCTTCAGCAACTGCAGTTGACCGTTAGATACGGTGAACTGCTGCGGATCGATGCTTAACGTCAAGCCATCCGCGGAAGTAGTGATTGCACTCGAAGGATCTGTTTTGACTTGCAGAGAATTCGCGACGACTTCGAGTGGGCTTGCAACGGTAATGGTTAGGCCGCCGTTTCCGGATATCACAGGTCCCGTCGGATCGACGGCGACTTGGAGAGCTCCGTTTGAATTTACCGAAAGGCTACTATCCGTTTTTAACCCGATCGACCGTTGTATGTTGGTGATGGGCGCGCTCAGTCTCAGACTTAGATTTCCGTCCAGCGAGGTGTACAAAGGCCCGCTCGGGTCCAGAAAGGGCGGAGTAATCTCCACAGGCGATTCTACCTGATACCAGAACGGATACACGAGGTCCACTTCCCCCGGGTTGGCGCGTTGAGCGGTCTGAGTCCGTTTTCTTTTCGGGGTAGGTTCCGTGGTGTCCATTCTTTTTGTCTGCTAAAGTTGATAATTGCCGAGGTACGTTATCGGTATCGGAGGCGTCAAAAAGCTCGCGTCAGAGGGTGTGTTAGCATCGAAAAAGTTTAGTCCCGCTCCGTTTTGTGTGAGCGTGAATCCCAAGTAAAGGAGTTCGTATGACGACGTCTGCTTGGGTGACTTGACTGGGCCATAAACAACGGTACCTGTTTCCATTTTTAGGTTGCTCGAACCTGTGAGTTTGAAACTGGTGCTACTGTACGTGGTGAGCGTGCTCTCGAACACGTACCAGTAGTCCGAAGGAAGTGTGGTAGTTGTGTTTAGAGATCCGTACGTGTTTGGAACAAACAACGTGCTTCCGTCGGAGGGCACAATGGTGGCAGGTAGCCATTGGCTAAGGTTGGATGCTGCATCTCTGTCCATGGCGGGACTCAACACGAGTGCGAATCGGATGCCGTTCGTCAGACTGTTACCGACTTTCGGAAATCGACCCGCATATCCGGTGACCTGTATCGTTCCGCTGACCATTCCCCCGGCAGCGCTTAGGCGGCAGTAAGCAGCTACTTTGGCCGCCCCGGTGTCGGGGAGTGCAGCGAATATATCGTACGACGACAGTAACTGGTCACCGCAATGATACGTGGCCACGGGGTTGCTTATAGCCTTAGTTAGGATGAGGGATCCGTTAGAAACTGTAAAGTCTGACCCGTATTTGAGAGAGAGGGTAGGGCCGTCGGAAGTTTGGACTACCGCGAGGGGTTCTTCCTTGCGGAGTTCCAGTCCGTTGCTCTGGATAGTGAGGCAGTCAGCCGCGTTAACATTGAGGCCTAGTTGCCCATTGATTGAAATGATGGGGTTGGTTGTTTGGATAGTGATCCCCCCAGTACCGCCTACCGCCATTGGAGGAAGTGGCAGCTTTAAGGCTAGATTTCCGTACCCATCCACCTCTAATGTACGGTCAAGGTTAAGGGACAGATTCTTGGACGTTGCGTTGAAGGGGGCAGCTGTGGCAAGGGCAAGGGCCCCCGATGTGTCGGTCGACAGACCGTTGCCGACGTTGAGCGTGATGCCTTGATCGGTAGCCGCTAAGGGAGCGACGGAAGACACACTCAGGGCTGTGCCGTTCAGCCGAAGGGGGGCCTGATAGTCCAAGCTCACGGCTCCTGCTCCCACCGTGAGAGGAGCGTTTGCGCCCACTGATAACCCTTTTGAACCGGTTGTTAGAGGACCGTCGGGGTCAGTATTTACTTCTAACGTGTTGGAGACGATTTTAAGCGTCTCGTCAACCCCTATTCCTATTCCTTGCGCACTCTGTTGCAATCCTCCTTGCCCCTTTAGTTTCACGCCTAGTCCGGAGACGCTAATTTGTAAAGTTTGATCGTCGGTGGCTAGACCGAGGGTTCCGTTTGTGTACGTAAGCGGCGCTTCTGTGGATATGGAAGGCGACCCTGTAGTTGTCACGCTCACGTAAATACCGTTGCTGTCCGACTCTAGACCGCCTCCCGTTTTGAGCTTCACACCTAGGATTCCTCCGGCAGTTCCAGAATCGACGCGAAGTGTGGTGGCATCCACGTCCAGATCCAAGCCCTGATCGTCGGCGGTAATGGGTCCCGCTGGATTCAGATGCACACCTAGTTCCGTCTTGCCCGACACGGCGTTCGTAGCGACTAAGAGGGTGTCGTCTACGTTTAGACGTAGGCCGTCCGGTCCTGCGTCGACGGGTTCGTCGGGGTCTAGCTTGACCCCGAGTTCCCAGTTATCAACCTCCAAGGTGGAGGGATCCACTTGGATTTCGATTCCGTTGGTCGATTTTAGTAGGGGACCGTTTGGTTCGAGATTGACCTCCAATGAACCGTCGGGGCCGAACACGAGGGTTTCGCCGTCAGTGTTTATGGCTAGACCCGCGCTGCTTGACATTAAGCCTTTCCCGTTTGAAACTTTTACCCCCAGTTGCCCGCTTGAGTCAAGCGTCAACGTATCATCTGTCTTGAGTCCGATCGATTTTTGCACGTTCGCGATCGGGTTAGTTAGGCGCACATACAGCTGATCGTTATTCGCGTACAAGGGGTCGTTGGGGATCAAGGTGGTTCCTCCGCCCCCTCCTCCTCCTCCGCCGCTGCCGCCGCTCCCCGATCCTAGAGTCCACCAAAAAGGGTAGACTAAGTCTACCGTTTCGTCAGTATCGGTCGCAAGGGTTTGCGGAAGGTCGGTTCTCCTTTTCTTAGCTGGCGGCTGGGACGCCGTCGACGGTTCAGTAGAACCTGCTTGCATAATGACGACCCCTAGAAAATATTGGTTGAAATTAAACGACCAAGCTACGGTGAGATTCGACGAACCGCTTAACCCTGGATTCGTGTTTTGGTTGAGACGGCGATACCGGGCGCGAGTGGCGAGCGACGGCGGCGAACGCGTGACAGTGACCAGACATGAACCGTTTTCAGAGAAAGAGCTGGAAGAAATTTATTGCGAAACAGAGTACCGCCAGCAAAAGGTTGTATTTTACCAGTCCCAGAACGTATCTTCAAAAGCCGTGCGGCCTTTGAAAAGCGCGCTGTATTGGGCGGGAAAATCACCGGGGTCGGGACTATCGAACGGGTGAGGCACGACGGCGGGTAAAAAGGTGGTCATGAACTGTCTGCGAGTATAAACACCGGGTTCGTCTACCACCTTACTGGGACCTTGCGTTCTTAAAAAATATTTGTACGTGTCCGACGTGACCTCGGCTTGTTCCGGCAAGCCGTTACCAGTAAGCTCGGCACCGCACCACCTGGGAGGTCGACGGGCGCGCCCGCGCGCTATTGTTCCGTGCACGCCTCCGGAGAGTTGAACGCGACCTTCGGTCAGCCCGCCCGCAAGTTGTGTTCTGCCCTCGGTACGACCTCCCATCAAACCGCCTGACAGTTGAACGCGTTGCACGCCACTTAGTTCCAAGGGATAAAGTCCGGATTTAGGATATCCGGAATCGATGACGTTCGCAGCGATAACGTTGGTCTCGTGGGGTCCGGCGAACGGTTGCTGGTCTGACTCAGCTTCGAAACGCGCGGTAATTGCCCGGGTGGCGGCCGGATCTAGGGTGTGTCTTCTAATCTCGTTTGCAGATATTGCGAAAGAGTTGCCTCCGGGCAACACCCAGTTTATGGTGGCGCCATAATTCTGTTGCGCGCCGGCGGGAATTCCTGATACCGGATTGTACTTCCATACGTACTCGGTGGGTGTGGCGTTCAATAGGTTCATTCTTTGTGCAGGGCTATAAAGGAATAGGAGTTAAACGGTCTGCCAAAGGCTGAGAAGCTTGTTAGCGTCTGCCTTCATACGGGTAAGCTTATCTTCATCGTTTTCGTAATGTAACTTTCTCGTGATGCTTTCTCGGGTTCGGTTTCGAATAGAGATGCGACGGTCTGGATGGCGGCGTGCGAAAGACTCGATTTCCAGCAGAATTTCGAGAATTTCGCTTCGCATGTCGGCGATGTGCTGCGGTACGGGTTCCTCCCGGACGTGGACCGATTTAGCGCCGGTGTTTTTTGGGAGGGAGGAGGGGAGCGGATTGGCTGGAGAGAGGAGCGAAAGGTGAGGGAGAGAGTTTCCGAGCGTAGTAGCCGATAACAGTGGCGGGAACGAAAAGGCGGTGACCCCTTTTTAAAATTTCCCCCGCTTTTTTGCGGTCAAATACCGCGTCTCTTAAAGCCTGGCAAATCGAAACGCGGTGTCTAGCCCAGCTTTGATATTTACCTCGTCTTTTAGGGACGCGTTTCGCCTTCTTCGCCGTGTTGGGTTCTGTAGAGGATTCGTCTTGGAGTTGGGGGATTTTCCGTCTCTCTCTCCGGGGAGGGGGTACGTTCTCTTTCTGATCGAAGAGTTCCTCCTCCTCCTCTTCCTCCGACACGTCGCTCAGGTCGTTCGTGTCCCGACTGCCTAAGGTTTCGGCGTCCGAGACGTCGTCGTCCTGAGGTTCGGAAACTCTGCTCTTCTCGTCTAACATCCTTTGAGCCATGTCGGAGGGGGGCTTTGGGGAGAATAAATTGCCCGTGTTCGGTGTCTGAGCTAGACCGTACAGTTCCAGCAGTTTTCGACGCCGGATTAGTTCCTCCTCCGGTATAGGCTCGAGAGGTCGGTAGCGCTTGTCCGACTCCAGCGTGCTGCGGGTCGTTCGGTTCCGCCGGCTGTCTGGAGAGCGTCTCCCCGGTGCTGGGGTCTTTGTAGACGCCTTTGCCCTTCGTAAGAAGAAACTCCTCCCTCGAAGACTGTATCTGACGAATCAGGCTTAAGATTTCGGGGCTATGGGTAACGCACGCTTTGGTATCTTGACTGAACCTGGAACTATTTTCCGGGTAGTGGAAAACGGTGAACGGGTGAAAGTCGGCGGGTACGAATTTGTCCAGGTACGCATTGGTCCACAGTTCGGGTGTTAGTTTGAACGTTTTTCCGTCGGGGCTGCGTATTTCAAAGGTTCCGATAGCTAGGATTTCGTTGTGGAGTGCGGTATTGTGTGACGGCATCCGATGAGGGCTGCACAAATTGCAAGGGCAATAGGTTCTGTGGAATGGGTGGCGCGCTTCCTCCTCGGACGGTTCCCACAGATAACCTCCATGTGCGGTGAGGAAAAAGGCGAGCTGCAGAAGATAAACCTGATCCCAGAGCAGAGGCACGCTCTGTCGAAACGTAAGGGGAACGAAGTCGCTAGGCAGGAAGGGTGCTGCGACGATCGGAATATTAGAGCGTTCCATGAGGAAGTGACGGAAAGCGGAGATCTGACTTTGACATGTAAAATTAGGTAGCGCTTTCCGCATTTCCTCCGTTAAGCGGTCGCCGTCCATTAGAATATCGACTATCGCTTTGTTGACGGCCGTAACGCTACTCATGGCATACAGACGTCTTTTTTCCTTCGCGAAGACCTCCGCGTAAACGCGTACGGTAGTGTCGTCGACAGCCTGTTGCCACATGCCCATGGCGGTCTGCCACGTGAGCACGAGGAACAGATAGATCGAATCGACGACGAAATCCTCCTTGTCCGCCCCTTCCAATAGTTTGGATAGCACGCAGTTGTTGAGAGGGTTGTTGTACGTAATCCCGTGGAAGGTAGCGTAGTTGCTCAAGTTCACCTTCGCGGTTTCGCGTACCAAAGCGACGAAGCCGTGATGTAGGGTATGATGCAGTACTTCTTGGATCTTCTTGACCATGGACGGTTCCCGGAAAACGCGTTCCATAAGTTCCAGTGCTACCGTGTAGCGCACCGCCATGGTGACGGTAGCACGACGCCTCTCGATAGCTCTGGCCGCCTCCTCGCCTCGCAATTTTTGCAGCGGATCGATTATGTGGAGCAGTTCTTCGTCTGATATGCAGGGTTCTGGCTCCTCCGCTTTGTTGTTTTCGTCCGCGAAAGGCTGAAGGAGCGTTTCCATGAGCATGCGCGAGATTTTGGGAGGCATGTGCAGGGAAGGATAGCTGAAGAACTGTATGTGCTCTCCTCTCATTTTTCCCCATTGAAGCCTCGAGACGTCTTCTCTTAACGGTATCAACTTTCCGTTTTCTTCCAGCTCCGTTATTGGCGTGACTTCCGTTCCCAAGGCGTCCTCGATTTCGACTCCGAGTCGCCATTTAGGTAAGCGTTTAAAATACGGATTTTCGCGTACCTTACTAAGGAGAGTGCTACCACTTCGGTTTGCTTTGCAACTCAGTGGGATGGAGGCGGTTACAGCAAAAATGTGGTAGTTTGCGATAGCTTTCGGCGTTAAAAAAGGAGGGTAGAAGTTATAGCGTACCTCCAAGTGCTCGGCGGGAACGCGTCGGTCTGGATTAAATACGAAGCGTTCCAGTAGAAGTTGTACGTTGTCGACGGATAGAGGGAGTGACTCTTGTGCGGTCGACGTGGCTTCTTTTAAGGCGCCTGTGAGCATCATGGCTTGGCGCTCGAAGCACTTGCGCATGTGGGGGCCGCTATCCGCAGGGTTAACCAGGACGTCCCCATCCAAGCTCTCCTGATCATCAGAGCGCCCGTCGCTGTCACCGCGATGGCCGTCGCCAGAGCGAGCGCTATTTTCCGCTTCTGCGAGATCGGCGCAGCCGCCGCTTTCGCAACTAGAGGACTCGCGGAAGCCTCCTTCAATTGGAGTTCCAGGTCGTCCCCCATCTTGCGAATAGTATCCGCTATCTGTGTCAGAATCGCTGTCTCCGATAGGCCCATCGGGTTGAGGTTCGGGATCGTTTTGCCCGACCGGTATTGGAGTGGCGACGCCGAAGTCCTCTACGGCGTCCCTTTCGATGCTGCTTCGGGCGTCTCCGAGGACCGTTTGCGTGCTGGCGTCCTCGGACTCTCGATTTTGTAGCTGCCTTTCGGAATCCTCGGGACTCTCCGGAGTGAGCTCAGTTCTCGGTTTCTCGTCGCGTTCGCTTCCGTTTTCGTTTACCGAGCTTTGCGTTAATTCCGCGATGCGATAAGCGGATAGGACAGCTTTATCCTCGCCGAGGTATTGTAGTAACAACCTCGATGCCTCGGAGGGATCGCGGCGATACGCGACGTCCCCTAAGCTCGTCGGCAAAGCGACGTTGTACTCTTCAAGGGCGTGCTCTGTGAGCCGCTCGATAAAGCTTGCCCAATCGTCCTTTTCGGCCACCACGCGCAATACGAGATCGAGGGTGGCGAGAGTTTTGTCTTCGCGCGTGATTTCGCTCATCTTGCACTGACGAAGACGAATATTCCGAACACAGTGATGGCGGAATTCCTCGACCGCGAGGCTCTGAGCAGCGGAGACGAGTCGGACGGAGGACAGAGGGGCCACCCCAGGTTCCCGCGAAGCTCTTTAACGACCTCCCTGAATCGGTCGAACCGCCCAGAGAAGGCAGTGGAGAAACAGAAGAACCGCGAGTTGCAGAACGCGAACCCCGGTAGGAGCACTAGCCGAAAGGCTGCTGTCTCTCACCTCTTTTAAGGGGTCGGTCCGATTTCGTAGTTCACTAGGCGTGGTTTTACTGACGGTGGGCGTTAACTTTGCTCTGTAGGACCCCACTGCCCTCAAAAGAGGTTTCAGAGCCCGCCAACAATAGTTCCTGATTCGGAGGAGGAGGGAGAGGAGCAGAGTTTCGAGGCGCAGGATCCCGTCACCGAAGCGGAAATGTTGGAGAGAACGCCAAAAGGTGCAGTGGCACATGCTAGTCGGCGCCCTGCCAAGAGAACGTCGGATATGGTGGAAGAGGAGGAAGAAACTCAGGATTTTGACAAGAGAAGGAAAAGAGGGGGCGCGAAGCGCGTCGGTGCCAGGGAAGAGTCACCGTCTCCGGTGCGACGCACGGCCCGACGTCGCGAAACCAGACTCGAAATTCGTGAGGACGACGAAGTCGACCAAGAACCGGACGACGAGGAAATGCCTTCCTTGTCGGACCCCATAGTGTACGGCGCCCAGCGTGCAATGGGCATTATCGCCTCTTTATGCGAAGCCATGGATTTGCAATGGCAAGGAGCAACCGTTCGGCCTGACGACAGTATCTGGACCAAAATGGGCGGAACGTACATCCGTAAAAGGCATTCCGATTTTCGTCTCACCTTTTCCACCTACGATTCGTTTAACGCGCAAGTGGGGCGGTTTCTCGCCGCCATGATCTACAGCAAGGCCGGCTTGGAACCGAAATTCGTACCCGGCGGTGCTCATGTCTGGCGGCACGGATGGTTTTACGGTCGGGAGGATCCCTCTCCGAAATGTATGCACGGCGCGCCCATGGCCCGTAAACCGCGCACGGTTGAATTGAACCCCTCGAGCGAGGCCGGAAAACGCGCTTTGTCTGAGCAGAACGGCTCTATTGAGAAGAACAGATTCGGTCGACAAGTAGTGGTGTTACGCTTTGACGCGAACGTCGTCTGCTACAAAGACGGGTCGCACAATGGTTTCCCGCACCCTCACGCTCATGGAAGTTGCGGCATGGTCTTTTCCGATGCCGAAAAGGCTATGAGTGCTCTGAGGCACGACATCGACTGGACGAAAGCGATCTACCCTAACGCGGAACGGAAGAGAGCCGAGGAATGCGTACTCATCTCAACCAATTGCAATTGCAATTACGCGTCTGACCGCGCGATTTCCGGAAGACAACTCTGTAAGATGACCCCGTACAAACTGAGCGGAACCGACGACATTTCTAAGGAGATGCTGGATACACGTGCGGATATGCGAGCGCATAAGAAAAATCCTCACACCATGGTATTCACGTGCTGCAATCCTCAAACCGCCTCGGGAGGAAGCCCACGAGGCCCAAAGAAAGGCGAGAAAACATGCGCCTGGCGTCTGTCGGCTATGGATTTGCGTTACGCCTACGTGTTTGCAACCGAGCTGTTTGCGTCCGTTATGGGGGGCACCGAGCCCACCCACGTGCCGGAATTCAAGTGGAACGATTCGTTCGCGTTCAAAACCGACGTGTTGACACCCGTCTCTCCCCTTCAAAGCGAAGATCCCTTTGCGTAAAGAACTTCTGCGATACTCGTTGGAGTTCAGCAGGGTGTTTTTTATTTCGCGGTATCACATAAAGATGATCCAAATAAAAAGAGTACGTACAGTCCGTCAACGTGTCGTTCTTATTTTTAACTACGCGTGCCCCTCAGGTACCGAATCTAGCGCGGTTTCGCGCTTGAATCTCTCCTGATGGACCCTAAAATAGGCGCTGTGCTTAATCCACCAGAAGTATAAGCGTTCCTGATTTCGATGCAGGATGTCTCTGTAAAGAGGCTCCTCCATTTTGCTGTGTTTGACACCTACGACCGTATCTATGACAGGGTTACCACTCATGGGTCTCGTGCGGTATCGGTCGAAAGACACGATAAACAGCGCGCTAAAGAGCCCACATGCCGCGGAACACGGACACTGTACCGCTTCCGTGGATCTCACCAAGTCAAAACATCGATCGGGTTGCCGTAACCCCGTACGTTTCATAAAAGCGTCGTACTTGACTCTGTACAGCTCCCACAGTTCCCGGTCCGACCAACCGAACGGATCAAACATGTAGCAGCGGCCGGCTGCAGGATCGAACGCAAATCCGATCCAGTGCATACCTCCGGAAGCGCGTGAGCCCGTGTTTACGATGGCCGAAGCGGGCATCTTGGGGTTCAGAAATCCCGGGAAGTCTTTATCGAAGACCCCGAGAAAACGATGGCGAAGGTGCATAGATGCCAACAGGTCTCGCAGCTGGGTCTCTGTTGTTCCGGCCATTTTCGACTACACTGCGTTACCTGTAGCGAAAGGTGTTCTGAAGTAAGCCATGGCGAGAACGTTACGTTCGGGCTGATTGACTCGGACGGTATCGAAAACCCCATACAACATATACACGTATGTGTTTTCGTCCATAGGATCGAGCTCGAAGTTAATGACCATGCTGTGAGAGTTATTGGTGTACATCGGGTTCTGACCCAGGTCCGTCAGTTCGCCCATGTACATGAAATCAGAGCTGAAAGGGACGGTCCACAAGTAATTGTCGCATAAGAATTTCTTATAGTTTACGGTTTGGTTAGCCGTAAGGGCTACGGTGCCGGTAAGGGGGTAGGGCCAATTTGCAGGCCACGCCTCTCCCTGGTTAGCCGACCAGATAGGCCAACTGCGCGCGCCGATAAAACCGGAATTATTCCGCACGCTGTCCTGCGACTTTTGAGCCCCGCTATCGTCCACCGTCGGCGATGTAGACACTAGGTCGTAAAGAGTCGTGTCCTGGAAGTTTGGACCCTGTCGGCTCATGGGATCGAAATTTCGAAGGAAATCGTAATGGAAATAATGTCGATCCGGCCAATACCGATAGCCGTTGTACACGTAGTTGTAATTGGTGGCCATTTGCACCAGGAACCAATCTTTAGTAATATCGCATTGAGACATCGTGAATCCCTCGGAGTCTGCCGCAATCGGGCGCTTTACCTCGAAGAGGTTAGGCGTCAAGAGACGGTCGTTTCCTGGCCAATTGATGGAGGTGTCGAAAAGAACGCTCATACTACGGAACGTGTGAGTGAGATAGAATGTGCCGTCCGAGTACGGTATGGAACCCGAGTACTTAAAGGTCGTGTCGTACTGAGCGCCCAGCTGCGGGGTCTCAGAGGCTTTCAATCTTGTGAACGACCATCCACGCATCCCTTCCCACGTACGAGCGGGAATATTGATGGTCAGGGCCGTCGAGCCGGCGGGAACGTTATACAACGCATTCTTAGCTCCCAGGTAATCCGCAAAAGTTTGGTCGTTGGTGGCATTGCGTAGCATCAACTCCAATTGGTTGCTGGTATTGTGATCCATGGGCATGAAATTGGCCATCAGGTTGACTTCCGTGTATACAATCTGAGCGCCATCCGCCCTGAGATCGTTCCCCAGGCTAGATTGAAGGATCATATTCGGATCTTTGCGCAAGACCCATTCGTAGGTATAGGTCCCCGGCAGCAGCAGCAGGTTTTTAATGGCAAAATATTTCTGCGGAACCTGAATGTGGAACCGGCAGTATCGGCTGTTTCCGAGGAGCTGAGATCTGTATTTGAGACCCCAATTTCGGTGGTGGTTAAACGGGTTGACGTTGTCCATCTGGTCGATGGACCATCTGGCACCCACGTTAGTGAAAAGATCCACCACATTTGTTAGCGGTATACGTTTGTTCATGTATTCATAGGTAGTCGGGTCGATATTGCCCGTCACCGGATCGAAGCCGCTCATGTTAAACTTGTATTTATCCGGAAGGTAATCCGCTATGTTGGTCATGATGAAGTTGCGACGCTGAGCCGCCGCTAAATCAATTTCGTAAGACGGAATGTTACCGAAATTAAGCACCACGTTAACAGTGCCGGCTACGGCAGCTCCCTTGTCCTGAGCGCCGTTCTGATAAATTTTCGCATTCGACAGATCGGGTCCAGTATCCTCGCCGGCACCGTGGCCGTCCGGCAGATAAGCGTACGTCGGCACTCCTTCCTCGTAACCATCGTTATTAAATACACGCACGTCGTGATCATACTGATCGACGGCTTGATTCCAGAGCGCGAAGTAGTGATGTCTAGACATCATGTCCGCCAGCATGTACTGGTAGCTCAACTCGGTATTACGGTCTTGGAGTTCGACAACTACGTTCATCCCGGAACGCTCGGAATTGAGCGTTCCGGAACACACGCCGGAATCGTGGTAGAGAAGGTTGATGAAGTTGTCCCTGAACCCAATGTAGTTTGGACGGTACGCCTTCATCGTGCCGCTGTTGACAGCAGTAAACGATGTGGGCGCAGGCACCAGGAATGAATCTGGATAAGACAAACTCGTAGAGTAGTCCTCTACCGCGATAGCGCCTAGGTAATTGTTTCCACCATTATCCATAACCCAGTACGGCGTTTGATTCAGGGATTGCGAGCCGTCCTCTTTCACCGGTTTCACGTATGCGCCATAAGCTAATTTGTTGGACGTAGACTGCAACTTCGCGAAGCGGCCCATGACCCCGATAGTGTCGACGTCTGTGCGAGCCGCCATCTGACTCAGGCCGGGACCCTCGTTGACGCTAGGATAGACGCCCGAAATGTTGTTGACTTGAGCGAGCGTACTGGCTTTATCCGTTTTCGTGGCGTTAGTGTAGGCAGTCGTCAACTGTCCGACGACGCTGGTCTGGGGCCCCGTGGACTCTACCCACGTATTGAACACCGCTTCCCGAGGAGCCAGAGGATTATAGGCGGTGCCTCCGTAAGGCTTGAACGATGGTCCGCGGTCCAAAATGCCTTTGATGTCGAAATACGTGGCCCCCATATCCAGGACCCAGCTGTCGCCCACGTTGACGCTGTACCGGACCCTGTAACTGTTGGGTGTGTCGTCCGTCTGGATAGGGTAGAATCTAATTTGCAGACGTTGAGCTTTTTCCGTGGTGACATTCCGGGTGGGCGCTACGACCGTCTGTCTGAACTTATTTTTCAATTCAAAGTAGCTTCCGGTTGCGGAAATGAACTGCTGAAGATCCTCGGACAGGTACTCGCGAGTGCCCGGACCCGCAATGTGAAAATACTGCAGGCGAGGCGTAGCGGTTGTCAGGTCGGGTGTTAACGCGGTCATGGCGCCCCCTTCAGCAATGAAAGGAATCGGCGATCTAGAATCAGACAGTTGGAATCAACTATTTAGTAACACATACGCTTAGTGTTGGTAGATACTCCGGTACCCGCTAGGCTGTTCAGCCGAGCCCTCCACTGTCCAGGGCGAGCCCTTTTTCGTCGCCGTTTTGGTGGCGGAGGACGCATCTCCAAGGTCGTGGGCGTGTCCTGGGGGACCGCCGGCGCGGACGAGGTGATGGTCTGAGGTCGTTTGACCTCCGTGACCATCTCTGGAATAGGCCTCGTCGTAGGTACGGCGGGAGGCGGAGGTGGTGCTTCGCTGGGCGGACCGCCTGCCGCAGCCTGCGCCTGCAGAGCTTGTATCAAGGCTTGCAGCTCGGCTTGACTGGGAGGAGGACCGTCTTCTCCCAGGGCTTTACGCCGTAGCTTCTCCAGATCCTGCTGTAGCTTCAACCGACCGATGTCGGTCAGTGCCCCGAGGGTTTCACCGGCCAGATTAGCCACGTTTCGAATTACCCCGCTGTCCTGGACGCCTTGTTTGATCTGGTTGAAAGTATTCGAATGCAGGAAACGATTGCCGGTGTTGTACAACCAGCGACCGGTCGAGTTGAGCGCGCTGGTTATGCGCGAACCGAGGTTGGACCAGTTGATGGCGCCACCTCGCATGCTAGCATCGCCGATGTGGTGTTCTCTCAGGGCCCACGAACCGAGGTGAGGAGATAGTGCAGCGTAGTCCATGATTCGAACGGATTCTACAAAAACGCGTTTATTGAAAGGGCCTTTTAGTGCTTCCAGTCAGCATCACTTTTTTTTGTTCCCGTACATTTTATCAAACTGTCTCTGCTGTTCCTTCAGGTTGGCGATGCCGACGGCGGTGCCCGCAATACCGGGTATGGCGCCTATCGCGGCCGCGATGATAGGAATCAGCGCTGGCAGAAAGCCGCCTTTGAGGGGGCGACGACGCGTCGCGGGTTTCCTGCGGCGCCTCGTGCCCGATCCCGTTAAGGGAACGGCTCTAGCCAGGGTCCCCGTGTTCAAATCTTGAGCGGATGCGGCCGATCCCGTGGAAACGGCCGCTTTAGCGGCCTCGGAGACCGCCGGCGAGGTGTAATCGGCGGGTCTCCACGTTGCGTAGTTGCCCCGCTGCAGACGTCTAGCTAAATTTGTCAGCGCTGCTCGTTCGGAGGCGGTCGCCGTCTGTACGGTGGTCGCGACCGCACTGCTCAGGCCGCGCTTACGGCGAGCTCCCCTAGGCAGTTTAGGCACTTTCACGCGACGACGGGAAGCTCTCTTCTTGCCCCTGGCGGTCCGTCCGCCGGTTAGGAGAACAGAAGGCATAACGAACAGACGTCGCTCCTGTATACAGCGACGGCACACATAGTCAGAAGAACATCCTCAGCTTGTTCATCGGCGTCTTCGGGAAGAGCGGCGGCGGGTACTGACGACAACCAAACGATTGCTCACGGTAGTAGGCCGGGTACGCCGTCGGCGACGCGCACCCAAACCCAACAGCTGACGCAATGTCATGCGGCGTCTGCCGACCCCACGCATAGATGTTCTACGGCGGTAACGCATTCCCGCTCCCCAACCTCTGTTATCGCTGGGTGAAATCAGAACGGACATAGTTTTACAAGAGTATCCGCGGGTCCTTTGTATTTTACTGCAGAGTAGCACTGCTCAGAACTCGCGGTTGAACTGTGGCGATGGTTTTGTACACGTAAGGAATAGGACGGCGCTGGTCGTCGGTGATCAGAACGCGTTGTAGGCCGGATAGAGAATTCTTCAGAGGAAGCACACCCTGCTGAACGACGGCGGGTTGGTTATCACAAACGGAGGAAACATTCATGGGCGGGGCTTGTTTCAAAATTTCGTTCTCCGGAAAGCGGTTAAACGCGGCGGTAGCAGATTGCGTTGCGTTTTCTAAACGCTGTACGTAGGCCGACGCGCCCTGGTAGAACACTTTATTGACGGTCGGAAACAGGTTCATCCCGACTACGGGACACAGATTCGTCGTATTGTCCTCTTTGAATCCCGCGGGCGCGCTAAACGTGTCGGGCATTGAAGTGTACATGGCTCCTATCCCTCCTGCCAGGTCGGGAGTCGTCAGTATCGTGGTGTTCCTAGCCTTCGAATTGATCGCGTTATAGGCTAGCAACCAGGACCTGTACGCCGTAGCTGCGGCCCCGGTTGCGGGGTCCACCACGACATTGTATGACACGCCCTTAGAATCTTTCAAAAGAGGTTTAGCATCTGCCAAGACAATGATGTCCTCATCTGCATCGTCCACGTCGACGGACGTCAGATCTAACAAAGCGGGCACCTGACCGCCCTCCAAATCGTCGTAGGATATAACGAATCCCTTGGAGTACGGTTCGCGCTTTGCTATACCTAACATCAGACTCAATCTGCTGTACGTGAAGTCTACCGCACATCCGGGCAGAAGAATGATGTCGGGATGGTAGCCCTTGTATACGTACGTTCCGGGGGTTACTAGCCCCGTTACCGGATCCTTCAGCAAATCCAAATAACGGGTGTCAAATTTTACACCGATATCGCTTTTCAAAACGTTATTTTGACGCCCCTCCTGTAGGTAAAGTTGAACGATGCCTTCGTTCAACAGGTCTATGATCTCGTTGAGCGCGTAGTTCCCTTCGGGAATACGGAGGTCGTACCATTTGTACTCCGCTCCGGGCGGATTGTATGTGCCCGACGCGGGATCATTAGTACCGGGATCACGTTTAGACATCATGCGTACCCGGACCGTGTCACTTTGAAAGAATTGACTGACGTTAGGACAATTGGTTTTAACGGCCGTTTTAAGGTCTCCACCCCAACACGACCGATTATCGAGCTGAATTGTTTCCGTCGCGGCCGTCGAGGGATCTAGGTCTTGATTGTGGATGACCGTAGTTCTGAAATTGCTGTGGTTCGCGTCCTCATTGTACGTGTCTAGGTCGCTGAGCTTGTTGTCTACGTAAAACAGCTTGGTTGTATTCTGACAGGGCGCGTAGTTCCGGTACCTAATACTGTTACGCCCACCGGTGGGGGCCATAACCCGCTGGAGCGGCATGAAAAGCTCCGTTTCTCCGTTAGCAGGCGAGCCCACCGGCACGTCCGGAGGATATCCATTGATCATCGCCGGGTAGGAGGCTGACGGACCCGGCGGAGGCGGAGGAATCGACGTAGGCGGTCGCAGGATCCGTTGGTACATCCTTCCACTGCTGCACGGCTAAATGGCGGTAAGTTTTTTTTATTTTTTCCTTGCGCCTACGAGGGATGAGAGCAGTTCAGTAGAACCGCAGTCTGCGCCCGCGTCGCGACGTCGCGGGGTTTAAAGCTTTGCGCATCAATCCGGAACCGCGCATGCCCGTGCCGACCAACGGCGCGGTCGGTTGCAGTCCCAGAGCGATGCCAGTGGGCGGTCGGCGGCTACCGATGGACGGTCGCAAACTCGCAAAAAAACCGGCCCCGCCGGTACCGGACAGCGACAGACGCCCCAGTTCGCTAGCCACGGAGCTCGCTCTGCTACGCATGTGCGCATCGGGAGGTAACTGAACGTCGTATGGGGACCCTTCCGACACGTTTACCGCGCCGTCGAAAGCTGCCGGAAGCCGGTGGTCTGCGATCCATCCGGCTTGGGACTGGACACCGAGCTCTTGATCGATATGCGCTGTCAACGACTCTATATCGTTCTGCAACTTGATCTCTTCAGACTGCGTTCGCTTTTTTTGCGGCGGAGGAGCAAACGGCGAGTCATCGAAATACTCGTCCCTTGACGGTCCTCCGTAAAGGATGCTGTCTACGTCATCGAACTCGTACCGGTCGGGAATAACGAAGTTACCCGTGTACAAGCCAGACGGAGGACGCCAATTTGGATCCAATACCAGCAACCGATAAAACATGGGGTTCTTGGCCTGCGCCGTCAACAAATAATTTTGCAGTTTTTCCACGAACGTTTTGTTCGTCTGATAAAGCCTCGGATCTAGGTATTGGGTCATTGTGCTGACAGAGATGTCAGCCGGGATACCGTCCTTTAGCGCTTGGCGCAGCTGTCTCATTAGGTATTTCAAAAGCAGTTCCTGCTCCGGGCTCAGCTCCAGCGGAGCCGTATCCGGTACAACGGGGCGATTTTGAAGAAGGTAGTTCAGGGTGTCCTTGTACTCCGAAAACCTCAAATTGAGGTTAGCGCCCGCCTCTCCTAGCTCCATCACCGCATCCCCCTCTGCGTCCACGTCGGCACGTATAGCTTCTTTATATAGCCTCATGATATTATCTAGATAGCTACCCGGTTCTAAGGAACCGTAATCATAGAAAGAACTAACGAAGAAAAGCAGCGCCCTGGTATTGGGGGTGAGTAACGCGCCGATGCGAGGGTTGTTGATCGCGTCCCATCGCGCACCCCAGATGCTTTTCAGATTTTCGAAAGCATTCGTTAGATTGATGTTCTGGCTATTGCCGGCGAGATTAATCTGCAAACTGAAGGAGCCCCCGGAACCGTAAACTTCCGCATTCGGTACGTTGTTGACGAACAACCGCAGCAGTTTCTTAAAACCCTCAAAGTTACGCTGCCCCCTGTCTACCGTTTTGTACAGCGAATCGAAAAATTGCGTCAACAGCGAGGCATTCGCTATTTCTTTTGTACGGGCGAGCTCATCTTGCAGAGTTCTATTCTGGCCGTGTATAACATCGTTCACTAACGCCTGGATGCTCTCCTGTACACCCATGGAGTTCCAGGCGTAGGCTCGGTTAAGGAGGTCGGAGTGGATCGCTCCCATCTGGTCTGGATAGATGGCACCCTGTTCTGCTAATCCCTTCACGATTTCGGCAATCCGTTCCGAAGTACCGTCCACTTTGGGAGGGACCATAGCGGTCTGCAGCTTAATCAAACGATTGGCGTAAGGCGCGTGACGCAGGGACCGAGCATCCTTGCCGTCCGGTAAGGAGCTCAACGCGTCCGCGACCTCTACGCGGCCGTACGGAGCCAAGGTAGCAAAACTGTCAGATGAAGTCATCGTCGTCGTCCGATTCCGAGAGCCCTTCCTCCGTAAACGGTTCGCCCTGGGGCGGTCTGCTCTCCAATGCCTGGGTCAAACCGAACATGTACTCCGCGTCAGTCATTTGCGGGATTTCACTCATGCGCTTCTGACGGTATTGTACCGGCCGATTATTGTATACCCCTACTTGAACGCCTAAATCGAGGATTGCTTCCATCACGCGATAGAAAAACTCCTGCGCCTTCGCCATCTGGGACATGGAGGGATAGCCGTTTTTAGCGGCTAGCTTCGCGTATTTCATACTCAGCTCTACCACCGTGGTGCATACGGCCGCCAATTGCTGTTCTACGCTCAAGTACGGGTCGTTCACGATCATGTAAGCCATCTCTATCATATCCCTGAGCCACGCGTTTTTCTCTTCCGCGATCGCCCATAACCTCTGAGCGAGCATGGAATTACCGGCATGTTGAGCCACGAGTACCAGCTGAGGGTTCAGCTTTACTCGACCATCGGGGTGTTCCAAATATGTCTGTACAAAATCATAGAGGTAGTAGATTCCCGAAGCTACTTCAGGACGCAGAAGAGCCGTCCTGATCCGAGTTTGATGGCAGTTGTTACGCAACTCTTCTCCGAAAGCGGTTTGCTCTGACGCCCTCTTAAGCTCAGCGGCTTTCAGGTGGTTCACCGCAGAGGTGAACGTGGAATCCGGGCCCTCGAAGTCTTCCGGCGTCAGCACGCGGTTCCGATCGACAGAAATAGCTTGCCCAGCTCGATACATGACATCCCTTTCATAATCGTTGTTAGGCACTACATCCCTACGAGCTTTAAATAAGTTGGTTTCCGGTACCGCCGCTCGGCGCGCGGCATCTCGCTCCCTCATCCTAACTTCATCCAAACCCGACCCTGCGGCTATCCCGCAAGCGATCGCCCCCTCATCGGGATCAGGTACGTCCTCCAGGCCGTCACGTCCGCCGGGAAACGCGTGCTGAGCGGGATAACGGGGTGGAGAAGGAGGACGTCGGACCGTCGACGCGCTCTGCTGCTGCTGCTGCGAGGATTGGTGCGGTGGTGTTCCTCCGGCGCTCGCGTTTCGAACGTTTTGAAGTACGGGGTGCATTACAACCGGTCTAAAAACGTCAGGGCTCAATTTCAGGCTTACAGAGTCTTCGCCGACCTCACCGGACAAAGCCTAGTCACCGTGCGCTTCTGCGAACCCGTCATCAGCGCAGACTATGTGCTCGTTCGCGAGGAACCCGCCCTCGTCCATCCTCGGAGCGTGTTTATGGTTAGCCGCCTGTTCGATTACCGACTAATGCAACTCCGAGACCTTACGCCGCACTCGGCCAACGTCGCCGCGCCACCTTACAACGGATTGCCGCCGCCGCACCTCCTTTTGGGATACCAGTACATGCACCGCGCACTCAACGATTACCTCTTCGATAACCGCGTTTTCATGCAACTGGGTTACGATAGCCCTCCCCAACGCCCCCGCCGCCTGTTCTGGACGTGTCTCACGGATTGTTCGTACGCAGTAAACGTGGGTCAATACATGCGGTTCTTAGACTTGGACAACTTCCACGGAACTTTTACCCAAATGCACAACGCCGTTCTCATGGATCGCGTAGCAGCCGATATGGCTCGTGCACATCTACGCGGAAGAGGCATCGACGTCGGACGTCGCGGACAGATTTTGCCGCCGCTCGACGCCGAAAACCACAGTCAATTGTCCGGTAGCGGAGCCGGTGGCTTGCAGGAAGATGTCCTCATGCGTACGGCTTCCGCCACGGACGCTGAACTACTAGCCGCCGTCCGCCAACTCAGAGTCGCCTTATGTCACTATCTATTCTGTTACGCGTACGACTTATTCGAGACCGAAAGTAAATACAGATTCTTACCTGGATCAGACGTGTTCTTGGAACCGAATTGGTTGACGCTTTTCGTCGAAGCCTTCTCAGACCTGGACACCCTCGCTCTAGTTCGTAACGCGCAGAGAGGGAACCCTCGCGACGAGCCTGCGGAAACAATGGCAAGATGTTTTTTAAGTACTCTCGCGGACGACAGTGTCGCGCAGATCACAGGAGGTGCGATTACGCTGAGGAACAGACGAGTAGCAGACCGTTCCGGCCTGAGACCACGTGATAGATACGGCAGAGCGATCACTGCAACCGAAGCCAGGAGAATACGACCGCGAGCCGTCCGCGCTTTTGTAGATCGGCTTCCTCGAACCACACGACGGCGCCGTCCGCGGATTCCGGAAATGCCTGAGGAAGAAGAGAGACTACCGCCCGAAGCAGAGGTGGAACGTGAAGAGGTAGAAGAGAGCCTCCTAGACGAAGTAGTCCGGACGGCGATGGACGCCGTACGCGCCTTGCAGGAAGAACTCAGCGGCCCCGCACGAAGACACGATCTGTTTCGATTTGCAGATAGGTTTTACCGTCTGCTGCTCTCTTCGCGAGACGCGGGAATTATGGGAGAATCCTTCCTGCGGAAATGGGTTCTGTACTTCTTCTTAGCGGAACATATTGCATCCACCCTCTACTACCTTTACAGCCACTTCATTGCCAACCGGGAGTTCCGGCGTTACGTAGACGTCCAGACCCTGCAGGTATTAATAGTAGGCTGGGACGTTAACGCGCAACCTATTTTCAAACGCATATGGAGCGAACAGTCCAACCCGGCTACCATTTTCGAGGTGCTCTGGGAACGCGTCCTTAGGGACTTTCTCATGATGGTAGAACGCACCGGTCAATTTGACGGCATGGACGACGCTGACCAGCAATTATTTCTGTCTGACATTCAATACAGAGACCGCTCCGGAGACATCGAAGAGGTTTTGAAGCAGCTTAACCTCAGCGAAGAACTCATCGACAGCATCGACATCAGCTTTCGCATCAAGCTGAAAGGAATAGTGGCCATATCGACCCGCGAAGAAATCAAGACCAACCTGCGCCGCGTTTTGCGTGACCGACAGGAAGAACTCCGACGTCTCAGGTAGACCGAAAATGGCAGCGGAGAGATCGTACCGACTCAGAAATTGCGTTCTAGGACAGGACTCGCGCGGTATAACGGTCGCCAGCGGCAGCCGTATAAAGGTGCTCCAACGGTACTTCAAATCGCAACGCGGAAACCCCTTACGCGCCAACGTGTACTACGTCGACGATCAGCCCTTTCGCTTTCAACCGTCAGCTTTCGGGCTCGGAATGAAAAAGTTTCTGAAAACTCATCGCTTTCTGTTATCGAAGCGGTCTCGAGGATACGATCGCATCGATTATCTCCACTACTCGGAAAACCCCGAGATATCGCTTCGAGCTTTTCGCCCGGCCAACGTGACGGTCGTGGAATTTCGAGGACGACAAGCGCGGTATCGCATCTGCCACCAAACATCCAATCCGGCGCTTCCCCCCATGGTCATAGCTAAAGACGACAGCGGCGCGTGGGTGTGGATCACGAGCCGAACGCCGGTCCAGCAATGCCCGCACTGCGGACGTCACTGGGTACGAAACCACGACTGCAGCGCCCGACGGTCCGCTTTCTACTACCATGCCGTACAGAAAAGCGGCAAAGAAATGTGGCAGCACGTGCATTTCTCATGCCCCGCACAGCACTCCAATATTAGACACCTGTTTATCACGTACGATATTGAGACATACACCGTTTTCGAAAGGAAAGGGAAAAGAATGCACCCGTTCATGCTATGTTTCATGCTTAGCGGAGACGCCGATCTGGTTTCTGTAGCCGTCCAGATCGCCAAGGAGGACCCGGACCTGAAAAGCCTGGAAGAAGGATTCTATTGGCTGGACACCGGTCCAGGAACGGTAGCCCGAAAGTTCAGAACCTTCAGATCGCGTCTCCAAATCCACTTTGCAGAGAACCTCGTACAACGATACGTCGACGCCAACCGGGCATACTGTCAGGAAGTCATGAAAAACGGAGGGTACGAATCCGCTTTCAAAATACCCTTCGAGATGTTCGAGAAACCGTCCGACCGCTTATCACTCCCGGACGACTTTTACTCCGTCGACATCGTTGTATTGGGTCACAATATCTGTAAGTTTGACGAACTACTGCTCGCAACGGAACTGGTCGAACGGCGCGATCTGTTTCCGGACGCGTGCAAATGCGACCGCTCGTTCATGCCTAGAGTGGGAAGGTTATTGTTCAACGACATCGTCTTTCGGATGCCTAACCCGAATTACTCAAAAAACGATCCCACTCGCCTGGATCGGTGGTCAAAGGGTCTGGTCGTGCCTGCCGACGCGAGGTCCGTCTTCGTCAGATTCATGGTGAGAGACACTTTGCAGCTGACCAGCGGCGCGAAGCTAGCGAAGGCAGCGGGAGCCTACGCCTTAGAGCTGTCAAAAGGGCAGTGCCCCTACGAAGCTATAAACGAGTACATCTCCACGGGCAGCTTCGAGACAGACAGAGAGAACTTTCCAGTCGCTAGATACTGGGAAGATCCTTCAGTCATTACAGAGCAGAAGATGCTGTGGAAACAGAACCATCCCGAACGCCCGTACGACATTATACAGGCATGCCTAGAGTATTGCATGCAAGACGTACGCGTGACACAAAAGCTTGCGCACACGTTACTCAGCAGCTACGACCAGTACTTCAAAGGCGAATTGGGAATGGAAGGCAAATTCAACATCTTCGTGAGGCCAACCATACCCAGCAACACCCACGCGTTCTGGAAACAACTTACCTTCGCCGCTTACGTCAGAGAAAACCGTCTCCGACCAAACCGATGCAACAATAAAAACAAAAAACGCAAAGATCCATCAACCGACTACGTCGCCGAAGTGTACGCGCCCCACCGTCCCATGTTTAAGTACATACGACAAGCACTACGCGGCGGACGGTGCTACCCCAACGTGTTAGGACCGTACAAAAAACCGGTGTACGTATTCGACATCTGCGGCATGTACGCTTCCGCCCTCACCCACCCGATGCCACATGGCATGCCACTAGACCCGAAATTTACAGCGGACCACGTTGAAGAGCTTAACAAACTGCTACAAACTGAAACGTTCGTCAGCTACTTCGACCCCCGAGTAAAACCGTCCATCCTAAAAATAGAAGCGTATCCTCCCCCTCCAGAGCAACTCGACCCTTTACCACCCATGTGTTCGAGAAGGGGAGGTAGGTTAGTGTGGACCAACGAAGCGCTATACGACGAGGTCGTCACGGTCGTCGACATTCTCACGTTGCACAACAGAGGATGGCGTGTTCAAGTTCTCCATGACGAGATGAACATCGTTTTCCCGGAATGGAAAACGTTGTGCGCCGATTACGTCACGAAAAACATCCTCGCCAAGGAAAAAGCTGATCGCGAAAAAAACGAGGTGATGCGCTCCATCTCCAAAATGCTAAGCAATGCCCTGTACGGAGCATTCGCCACCAACATGGACACGACCCGCATCATATTCGAACAGGACCTAACAGACACAGACAAGAAAAACATCTACGAAGGCACGGAAATAGTCAAACACGTGACTCTGTTGAATGACAGCTCTTTCAGCGGCACGGACTTTACCGTCACGAACGAACAGCAGACCGACCCGTTCCTCCCAACAGCTTTAAAGGAACTGTTTGAACCCCGCGACCATTACGAGGGAGAGGAAGAAGACGTCGAAAACGCTGACAGTGAAGAACGCGAGAGTACCTGTAAGTCGAAATACGCACTTACCGAAAAAGATTCCCTCGTGGACGTCGATCTCGAAGTAGAGGAAGCGATCGCCTCCGCCCCTTTTATAGGCGAGTCCGACGCAAGCCACGCCCACTACGCACGAGCAAACGAAACGCGCTTCAAACCCATGCGCCTTTTAGACGCCACGCCAGAAGCACTCACCGTCCTGCACCTGGAAAGTCTGGACAAGCAAGTATCCAACAAGAGGTATGCGACTCAGATAGCGTGCTTTGTGCTAGGTTGGTCCAGGGCGTTCTTCAGCGAGTGGTGCGACATTCTGTACGAACCGGACAGAGGCACCCACATACTAAACAGGGACGAACCTCGAAGTTTATATGGAGATACGGACAGCCTGTTTGTCACGGAAAGCGGTTACCATCGCATGAAAACAAGGGGGGCTCACAGAATTAAAACGGCTAGCACGCGTCTAACCTTCGACCCTCTCAACCCAGCTCTATACTGGGCCTGCGATTGCGACATTAAATGCAAGCAATGCGGCAGCGACACTTTTAGCTCCGAAACCGTCTTTCTGGCACCGAAACTATACGGACTTAAAGACGCCGTCTGCATTAATCCGAGCTGCGGAACCGTGGGTCCCGGAAAAATACGCTCGAAGGGGCACCGGCAATCCGAACTTATTTACGACACTCTTCTTCGTTGTTGGCAGCGTCACGAGGAGCTGGAACTAGGCGCGACTTCCGACATCCCGGAGTTGCACACGCGACGAATCATATTTAAGACCACCTTACTCAACAAGGTAAGCCGATACGATCCCTTCACCGTTCACAACGAGCAGCTAACAAGGGTCCTACGGCCGTGGAAAGACCCCACTCTGTACGCTCATAACGGGTATCTGTACCCATACGACACAGAACACCCAAACCCGCGCACCTCACAAGACGTCAGAGCTGTCCCCATTATCGGTCACGAAGAACCTCTCGCCCCCTTGCGGTGGGAACCGTTCGCTTTTTTGAGCTGCGAAGAACAAGACGAACTCGCAGATCTCCTCGAGGCGGCGTCCGACGATGACGAGTCGCAAACGGAAAGCCTGGCAATATGAAGAAGAGAAGTACGAAGCATCAAAAGACTTTTACGAACGCGTTACCGGCTGGTATAACGGAGCCGTAGACCTAGCCCCGCAGGTGTTCAGAACGCAGTCCTTTCCCCCTTACGATCAATTTTACAGCCTAGGCGGAGTAGACGAAAAGTTCACAGACACACAAAGGGACGTAGAGAAACAAGAACGCGAAGACAGCAAGTACTTAAGAGACGGACAATTACCCTCCATCAACCTCGGTCGTCAACCCATCATCGGCGTTATTTACGGCCCTACCGGATCCGGGAAAAGCCACCTCATCAGAGCACTGATTTCATGTAACATGTTGGATCCCATTCCCGAAACGGTCATTTTCGTCACACCGGAAAGAAATATGATACCCCCTATAGAACAAACTTCATGGAACTTGCAATTAATTGAATCGAATTACGATTGCAAAGAAGACGGAACCTTCGCTCCTAGAACCAGCACTTTCAGACCCGAGTTCATCGAGCTGACATATGACGAGGCCACAGCGCCGGAGCACCTAAACATCGACCACCCAGATAACATCTACGTCAAAGCATCTCGACAGGGCCCTCTAGCGATCATCATGGATGAATGCATGGACAAGCTTTGCACGGGCTCTAGCGTTTCCGTTCTTTTCCATGCTCTCCCCTCCAAACTCTTTGCTCGCTCCGCTCACTGTACCGCCTTTTATATTTTTGTTGTTCTTCACAACATGGCTCCTAGAACCGCTATAGGCAATGTACCCACCCTGAAGGTAAACGCTAAAATGCACATCATGTCCTGTCACATTCCCCAATTCCAATTCGCTAAATTTCTGTACGCCTTCGCGCACAACATATCCAAGGACCTCATGATTGTGCTGAAGGCGTATTTCGCATACCTACAACAGCACCAGAAATTTAGCTGGATCATGTATACACCAGACCCGGTGTCCGATTCGTTTAGATGGTGTACCGTAGACCAAGAGTACGCAATCATACCATTAAATGTCAACATACAGGAAAAGTTTCTAAAGACGTCTAAAAACATTATTAAATTCGTAGAAGCACACCGTAAACAGCTAGAACACCGTCCCTCACTAACCCATGTTGAAACCCTTTCTCCCTAGGAACGGTTCCGAAAACTTAAAGATAGCGTTAAACGACTCAGGAACCGTCGTAACGAAGAAGACGACGGATTACTCCTACAGAGAGTCGTATTCGATTTACAGAAAAACGGAATCTTTGACCGTAAGGATTGGCAGTCCCGCTATCCACAAGACGCGGACCTCTTTGATGATGTAGCGCCGGCCTTAATAGAGGAAGCCAAAAAACTGTACTGCAGCTACGGGTTAATCCAAACGCTCAATTTCGATAGACAACATCTGCCGGAGCCAGCTCACGAACACACCCTACAGCGCATGCTAGAGGCAGAGGGTTACAATCCCGTTGTCGTAGTATACGCCTTGTTCACCTGGCTATCATCGTTTAGCTTAAACCGCAGCTGCCAGTACCTAAACACCCTCTACGTGGTGGGGGAACCCAATTCGGCGGCGGACAGCTTCGTGCAATCATTACTCCGTCTGTTCCGATTAGTCTTAACCGTGAACCCATGTTCATTCGACGTATCATCCTATGCTAAACAACAGGAGCTGGTGAAATTGTTATACTTTCCAACAGCGTCTCACGGCGTGGCGTTTAGAGATCCGATCGTAAACGAGATTCTGAAGGGTCACGCTTTCGATACCTTAACCCCCGCAGGCATAGTTAGCATCGAGGAGAAAAAGTGTATTGTCAGGTTGTATAAATTACCTCACCCCGAGTCACTGCCTACCTCGGACTCCGAGCATCTGATTTTACGCTTTTACGAAAAGCATGCGAATCGCAACTTTTCCCTGTCTGAGCTTAGCAAATACTTTCAGCGCTTTGAGGAGTTGAGAGCGAATGGCGACGCCGGCGCCCTTGACTCGCTGAAATGCGAAAACCCCGCTACGCCTTGTTGCAAGGCATGGATCACCCCATGCGACGTCTGTCACTCATCACAACATGTATAATTTCTCCCGCAGTGTTCTAGAAAACGGAAGCCGTCCGAATCAGAAACATCCGTCCCCGAAACACCGTCACCCGTACTATTTCCATCCCCGACCTGCTCGTCCATGGAACAATTAGTCGAGCAGCTCTTCGTAGAAGGTGTCGCACACGACGCGCAGTGGAAATTTCCTTCCAAGCAATTCATAGCCCCTTATGACCAGGAGAGAGTGCTGGAAGCCTTACAAATCCGCTTCGGACCGGGCACTAGCCTAATCAATCAACTTCCCCCCGACGACTCCGACCCCCTAAAGTCCGCCTTCTATAACGTAGCGGAAAATTGGTTCTATCAAATTTTCAATCGGGAAGGGTACGACGCACTAGTAGTTGCCAGCAGTTTATTGCGATGGCTACGTGGCGACATTAACACCATCGTGCTATGCGGCGGACGTCTCTCCACGGCAAAAACCGCCTTTAACGCCATCGCTTCTTGCTTCCCGATGGCCGTCATTGACGGCAAAATCAATAATCTATCATCGGTGGCGGAAATTGCTCCCCACGCAGCGCTTTACTGTCTACCCTTTGTTGATCAGAAACCGGATTCGCTCATGCTGCATCTCATGGAGGGGAACGCCACTACGATACGGATCAACGGCAAGAATGTCCACGTTCCCCAGATTCCCATGCTCATCCATTGCGCTGACCTATCACTCGCCAGCGAATTCTCAACACGCAAAAGCTGCACCCTCTTTTTAACAGAGGACCACAACCAAACACCGTCGTGCTACCACCCAAGAAGAGAACTGAAGGACTTTGTAACGCGCGCGAGCTCTCGATTTTGTCACATGTCATTACACTGTAAACGCGATAACAAACTATGCAACCCTTGTATTAGACTGTCCCTAGAACACTCCCAATAGAAACGCTAAATAAACGCTTTTCTCTCAGCAGCCCGTCTCCTACGATGTTGTCTGGGACACGGAAAACGCAGACGCGTATGACCATTGCTGGCGAATATACAGCGACCCGCTATTTTACGGGTTTGGCGCTTCACTCGTCGGCGACCCGCAATTCCTAGCATTCCTGCTACGGAAATCCACGTATCCTTTCCCTCATAAGTCACCCTTCATTACTGATCAGGACTGCAACCTCCAACTCAAACCATTTCGAAGCGAATTCGTAATACGCTCCATCGAGGAAACATGGGTCATCACCTACTGCTGTCAGTGCGATAACCCCAAATCCCTTTTCTGTCAGTCTCTCATGCACGTACTGTTCCGCCACTGGTCGCGGCTGATCGTAGACTTTGTCACCCGGTTCGATAACGAACCTATCGTTAACCTGCAGTTCTTTCTAAACATGTACGGACAACACTGCAGAATGTGCAGCCTAGACACCGCCCTAGACCAACTGTATCCATCCATAAACCTAGCTTTAAAAACAGGTTCAGATATTACAGTAAAAAAGGGCGTCCTAACGGTAACACTGTCCCACCGCATAGTAGACGTGCCTTGCATCGCATGCATGTGTCACCTACTCAACAGACTGTCCATACCGGTGCAGTTTAAAATGATGCACATCCCCCAACCTGTCGAAGCTTACTCACTTAAATATACCGAAAACGGGCATTGGTTCGACTGCATCATCCCACCACTCTTCCCTAGCGTCCCCGCTCACTTACTGTTTGATATACACTTCCTCGAATTTGCCGCCGGGCACCGTATGTACCCGTTTGATGAGGAAGGTGATGTAAACCCCACCGTCGAGATTTACCTAAAAAAAGACGAGGAGTGGCGTCTATACTGTCCATGCCACTGTTCCGATCCTGGCTCGTATCAATGCGAAACGCAGTTGATAAGCAGCATCCGCAAATGGATCAAAATTGTAACAATTCACATTGAGACCGAACTCGCTATAGCTCCGATACCTGGCTTACTGTATACGGGGTTCAAACACATGGTCGAAACCGAAAACGACAACAACCCCGACATGTACCCTCATAGTTCCCTACACACCTTTTCCCCCCATACCAATCCCGTCCTAGCACTATGCAGACTCTTACGACATCCCCTTGTAAGGGAGAATTATGCAGTAGGAGTCTGTTCCAGATGCCGAAGCTTTGCCGTTGCCATAGAGTGCTTCACTGAGAACATCGAAACCACCTGGCAGAGCATCTCCTTCAGCCATCTGGGAGCCGTCCAAGAAGTCATCCACAACCTCCCTTTTTTTTGTCGGTTCTTCATATGGCACGAATTATGTAAACACGAGTAAGAGAAAATAAACTGGGAAACCAGATGTTCTTGACTTTTTTATTTTTATTTACCCAACCTCCCAAACGGGATTTCTAAGAATACGCTGCACACAGCTTGTTCCAAGAACAAAAAATAACACAGCTTCACTTTAACTCATGAGTGTCATAAACAGGCACTGGACAGGTCTGGCACCAACCGAGAAAACGCCGCACATCGGCACAAGATATAGCGCAGGAGATTTCGAGACCTTGCAACAGATGGATAACATACATACAATCCCTAAGCCCCGAGGAATGTTCCAAACTCAACTCTCCCGACCGCAACCTGGTCACACACATATCTTTCTGCGAGTATATCAACACCGGTGTTCTAAATAATTCAGGACAGGAAGGAACACCCCGTAATCCGTCAGACGGCAATATAACATGCTCCCCCCTGAGAACCTGCTTCACTAAGCCCACACAACAATCGTATATATAACCCCCATCCCACCAGTAAACTAGGCAGCTGGGACACCCTTCGAAGGGATTACTCTTATTTCGCCAATCTACACTTCCCAGTAAAGGGGAACAGTAAACTATAGCCTCTGCCAAATAGGGCGCTCCGGTTTCAGGCAGCCCCCTAATCCAAAGCGTATTTCTAGAGCTCGCATGGGAAGCCCATAAAAGTATCAGACTCCCAACAAAAACGGGATCGTATCCGTTCACACGGAGCAGCTCATAAACAGGATTGTGCAACATCTCATCTTCGGTCACGTCCGACCCATCTGTTATGTAGTCTGACAGTGTTCGACTCCAACACATGTGTCGCACAACATCCCGCAGTATGTGACGGATTTTAAACCCCCGACTACGGTGGCGATTGTAATAATTATACTGTGCAGGATCTATCAACTGCCAGCGTTCACGTGACACGATACCCCGGTCTATCAGTGAGTGAACAAGCGACCAGTAGCGTTCTGACTCACGGGTCATGTCTGTCAAAAGAGCACACGAGAGCGTTCATAAGCACATTTTTTATTTCGATCCATTGTGACAGACTACAGAACAGGGCGAACCGGTAATCGCTATATACATCATTAATGCAACCACGACACCCGAGAAAACGGTCAACGCGATGAGCAGAATCAGAGAAGAACGGGATGATTGTTGGTCCATGCTCCTGTCAGGCAGATAAACACGAAATCTAAACAGTCTCGATCTAAGCAATACGTATTACGCAACACCCACTGTAGCGCTACAGCTAGCGTCAGCACGGTAACCGTGCAAAGCAAAACACAAAAAAAGCTTCTGCGCGATTCCATCATTCTTCCTCAATTGTTCGCGGAGGTGCAACTTCGCTCAAACAGCGTCGCAAACTGCGTTCCAAGGCCAATCGACTCTGCATAAGCAGAAGCCTTTCAGAATACGGTCGGAATCGGTAGTATCGACCGCAGAGTTTATCAAAGAACTGCCAACCCCAAATTGCGAGGTGCCAAACCGTGACAATCATACCTATAGAAGCACGCAGTGACAGTTACAGAAAGCACACGAAGACGTGGTCCCGGATCGACCTTCGCAGAAACACCGTCCGTAACCGGAGTCGTCGGTCTCAAGTTGTGCTTCTAACCGCACACCAAAATCTACTTCGTCCTCTTCTACCTATGAACGGGAAGAAGGAGCAGTAAGCCACTCCAGAACAGAGCGCTGGCTAGGGTCTTGGGAAAGACCGGTGGAACCGAAGCCGTCCGCGCCACGCTGGGTCCAGTCCAAATCTGCAAGCTCGGCGAGTTCGGGAACACACATACGCTCCAAAATTAGTTGCGCGATCCTATCCCCCCGCCTGATACTGAACGAACTGTCTGCAAAGTTAAACAGTACAACGCTAACGTTTCCCCGGTAATCCGGATCTATAACTCCTGCGCCAACATCGATAAAGAACTTAGTCGCTAATCCCGAGCGCGGCGCGATGCGACCGTAACAACCCTCCGGAAAGTGTAACATCAAATCGGTAGGCACCACCGCTCTACCATGTGCCGGAACAGTAATATCGTAGGCACTGAACAGATCATAGCCGGCAGCTCCCTGAGAAGCCCGTAACGGAGGTAGAGCATGAGGGGACATCTTTACAAAATATAGCCGGGGTACCGGTTGGATGTCCTCTGAAGAGGCTGACGGGCATGTTGCGGACATAATCTGTGGGAAAAATCGCAGAGGGTGAAAAGAAAGCAATATACTGAAACAGCACACTTACTTAAAGCAATTCAACGATGGCTTGCAGAGCGTCGTTTAATTCAGCCTGGGAGATGCAGCCGTACCAGATCGTATCAGACGGTGGAAACCCGGGCTGCTTATATATATCAATACGCACCGGAGGGGGGCTGACAATCACGGGGCGCTCCAACAGAGGACTAACGATCTCTACTGCAGCCAAGGAGGGTCTTGGACGCGTCTTCTCGGTGTCCATCGGCGACTGCGGAGTCACATAGAAGGGATGGACAATATATACGTATCGGCACGATGGGTGGACCTGCGTACGTGATCCAATAAAGCGATTAATAGGTAAGGTCAGTCACGTAAGCTCCATAAAATGTAGGCTTAAATTGATCTTACAGAACGAAGGTCGGTAAGCGGAGAACAATAATCCATAGATAGGCATGAGGAAGTACACGGTAATGTTGAATTTTGACACAGGAGAGACAGGTGTGGCAGCCGAACACCAATAAGAAGTAGATCAGATAAATACTGCATGTCCTCTGTACAAATAGAGAAAGTCCGGTTCAGCCTGCAATTCGGTCAATAAATCCCTAAAGTACACGGAACAGGGCGTTTCCAATAACAATGATGTTGACAGACGCGCGCAATAAAGTTTGAATCATCTTGACCTTAGGAACTTCCGCAAACGTTTTCTAATTTTGATACACGCTTGCCACCTTGTGGTGAATGCGAGTTATGACTGCGTCGGTTTATAGGGTTATTATAGATGATG